TGTCATCTCGGCAAGCATAGCAAGCTCAGCATGTAACCGTTCTCTCTCGGCAGTAAGCTCTGATGTATCGCAGAGTGTCTTACGGACTATTTCTATGTTATTGAGAATTTCCTTTTTCTCTGCAATCAGCTCGTTGAATGCAGATACAAACAGCTCGTGCAGTTCATCTTCCGTGACGTGCGGAGTCTTGCAATGCTGACCGCTGTATTTACGATTGCAGCGGTATATCACACGTCTGTAATTATCATTTGAATGCCAGACCTTAGAGCCGAAAAAACCGCCGCAGTCACCGCACTTTATCTTGTTGGAGAATATCGTCACGCCGCTGTAGTGAGAACCGTTCACTCTTTTTCTGCGTTCAAGCTCCGCCTGCACCATGTCAAAAACCTGCGGGCTGATGATCGCTTCATGATTGTTTTCAACATAGTACTGCGGTACCTGCCCTTCGTTTCTTACGAGTTTTTTCGTCAAATAATCAATGGTAAATTGCTTCTGGAAATCATTCTAATAATGGATAAAAAACTACAGTTTTAGGAAACCCAGAAAAAGCCCATATTCAAGCCATTTTTTGAAAATTAGTGCTTGATATATCGCTCAAATATCGGGATATTTTTATCGTTTAGGAAAAACTCTCCAAAAATCAAATCGTTTAATGGTGTCACTTTTTCTCAGAGTAATCGTTTCAGCGTGACCCTCTGATTTTATAATCGTTTCAAGGTGTCACTTTTTTGAGCAAATCGTTTCAGGGTGTCACTTTTTCGAGCAAATCGTTTCAGGGTGTCACTTTTTCGGGCAATCGTTTCAAGGTGTCACTTTTTCCTTTTGAAATCGTTTCAGAGTAGATTTTTGTCGTGATAAACAGAAAAAAGCCCTACAAAGCAGACTCGACACCTGCCTTGTAGGGCTGTAACTCAATGTTTACTTTACTACCTCCGCACCGTTCTTAAATCTGAATGTCAGTTTTCCGTCAACCCCAACAGTCACATTTTCAATTACGGCAGCCCACAAATCCCGGTCAAAACAGCTTATAATGCTTTCCTTTGAGATACGCTTTATAAACCGTTTTATAACCTGTGAACGAGTGATCCTGTCCGACTTTTCTTTTTCCAGCCGTTCAATAAGATCGTTGAGCTCGTCGTACCTTTTTAGATACTTTTCGTTGTGCTGCAGCCACTCTGTTTGATTGACCGCATGGCGCTTGTTGTCGTTGATCGCCTGCATTGCAATTCCTTCAACAAGGCTCCGTTCGCTTTCGGCATCTGCGATCTGCTTATCTATCTCGGTCGTATCACAGAGAAGCTTCTGAGCAGCTTTACAGTCATCAATAATACTATTCCTGTTCTGCATAAGCTCATTAAAGGCTTCGATGAATTTATGCTCTAATTCTTCTTCAGTAATGTGACTTGTACGGCATGTTCGTTCACCTTTTTTCTTGTAGCGGGCATTGCATCTCCATACTTCTTTCCTGTACTTTTCACTTGTTGATGACCATGTTTTTTTACCGAAAAATGCACCACAGTCTCCGCAAACGACCTTTGATGAAAAAGGACTCAATGAGCGCATCGCAGTACCCATTGCTTTTCTTCTTTCAATTTCAGCCTGAACAGCATCGAATTCATCGGGTGGGATAATCGGCTCATGGCTTTCTTCTATGTAGTACATTGGCAGTTCGCCTTCATTGACTTTTTTCTTTTTGGTGAGATAATTCGTGCAGAAGGTCTTTTGAAGCCGTTTTGAACCACGGTAGGTTTCATTCGTTAAAATGTTTCTGATCGTTGGAATTTGCCACACATCATTACCTCTCGGTGTTTTAATTCCTCTTGCTGTCAATTCTTTCGCTATCGAGTAATAAGTACCGCCATTCATGTATTGCGAGAAAATGAATCTCACGATCTCTGCTTCTTCGGGAACGATTTTCGGCAAACCGTCTTCGCCCTTTTCATATCCGAGAAAGACCGACCAAGGAAGGCCAAAATGTCCGTCCTGCATCGCCTTCCGCTTGCCCCATGTTACATTTTCAGAGATGGAACGTGATTCTTCTTGTGATAAGCTGGATAAGACGGTCAACAGAATTTCAACGCTTGGGTCAAATGTCCAGATATTCTCTTTTTCAAAGTATACTTCCGTTCCGTGTTCCTTCAGCTTTCTGATGTTGGTTAGGCTGTCAACAGTATTACGGGCAAATCTACTGACAGATTTTGTGATAATTAAGTCGATTTTTCCCGCACACGCCTCTGCTATCATTCGATTAAAGCCGTCTCTGTGCCGTGTATTGACAGCTGTGATGCCTTCGTCAGTAAACAGACCTGCGAAAATCCAGTCACTGCGGCTGTTGATATAATTTGTGTAATAATCGACCTGTGAATGGTAGGAATTAAGCTGCTCGTCGCTGTCTGTGCTGACTCTTGCATACGCCGCAACTCTGCGTTTTCCTGTCGTCAGATGACTCTTTGACGATACCTTCGGTTTCTTGGCAGGAATCACCTGGACACGTGAATTACTCATATTTTCACCTCTGCTTTTTACTCGTATTAAACCGCTTTCTCGGCTCCCAGTGCTTTTCTATTTCCGTTCCGTCCTTCATTTTGAACAGCAGTTTGTAATCCTCAACTGCAAAAATGTAGTCCACACGCTCAAGAAAAACTTGACTGTCAAATTCCTCTAATCCGAGAACCTCTGCCGTAACATTCATCAAAACATCCTGACGGATATCTTTTGACGTGCAAACGGCACTGTTACGCTTGTCATGCCCGTTGCAGCGCCAAACAAAAAACACATTGTTTCCACTGCCGTTTTTTGTGTGCATAAAGGTCATACCGCAAGGACATAGTATCTTCCTTCTGAAAGCGATACCTTCGTAGTGATACAAACCACCGGCCTTTGATCTGCGTTCACGCTCAGCCTGCGCTTCCTTAAAGATTTCCTCTGAAACGATACCCTCATGTGTTCCGATATGCAGATACATGGGAAGCTCTCCCCTATTTCTGCGTGTCCTTTTCGTTAGATAGTCTTCTATGTAGGTCTTTTGATATAGAATATTACCCATCATCTTTTCATTGCATAATATGTTCCTGATAGTCTGACACTTCCAAAGAACTGTACCACTCGGCGACGGAACTGCCTTTTCATTTAATATCCTTGCAATATTGGTAAATCCATTTCCTTCGAGATACAAACGGAATATCTCTCTGACCACAGCTGCCTGTTCGGGAATTATTACGAGTCTGCCATCTACCAAATCATAGCCATATACTTTTTTCGGTATTGTTTTGCCTCTTTTCATGTCATTTCGCTTTCGCCATTTGAGATTATCGGAAACATTTTTACTTTCTTCCTGTGCAAAAACCGCAAACAGGCTCAGCATCATCTCTCCTGCTTCCGACATCGTGTGAATATTCTGCTCTTCAAAGAAAATGTCGATACCAAGCTCTTTGAGTTCTCGGACAGTTGCTAAAAGTGTGACCGTATTCCGAGCCATACGGGATACCGATTTTACGATAACCATATCAATTAGACCGGATCGACAGTCCGCAAGCAGCCGCTGGTATTCGGGACGGGACTCCTTTGTACCGGTTTGATCACGATCGGCGTACACGCCTGCAAATTCCCATTCGGGATTATTCTGAATAAGGCTGCTGTAGTAGCTGACCTGCGCGGCAAGCGAGTGCAGCATATGTTCGGTACCCAACGACACTCTTGCATAAGCAGCCACACGCTTCTTCTTTGGCAATTCAAGGTTTGTTTTTTCGATTATCTGTACCTTTCTATCCACAGTGTAATCACCTCCTTGCTACTATATATTGCTCTTTATTCCTTATATAGCAAGGGGTTAGGGCGGTATATACTGGACGAAGATATGCCGTATTTCTCGCAGAGATTTGTGTCTAATGTGCTCAGTTCTGCGACGGATATTAATCCCTGTCGATACCAAGAAATGAATATTGACAATGACGTTTTGTAGCAAATGATAGCGTCATTCTTACTCATGTATTACACCTCGTTTTGTTATAGCAATTCAGAGAGCAGTATTTCCTGCTGCTGTCCGAACTGATAAAGACCTTTCTGCAGCATTTACATTTAATGCTGATCGGATTCCTGTGCTGCAGCTTATCCCTGTGGTGATTCCACCACGACATTCTGCACTTATCTGAGCAAAATCGTTTCTTCTTTTTGCCCTCTATCTGAACAAGCTCTGCACCGCAGTATTCACAGCCGCCTTCCTTGATCTCAATGGTCACAGGTTTAGCAGTCTGCGGCTTTGTCCGTCGGCAATATGATTTCACGGAGTTTAATGAAAGTCCGAGTGCGTTCGCAATTTCAGTACAGCCGCAGCCATGCTTTCGCATATCGTCTATTTTGCATTTTTCATCGTATGTCATGACGCTACCTCCCAATTTGTGTAAAAAGTCAGGCACTCAATCGTCAAGACTGAGTGCCCCGTTAAGACATAAAATTATTCTACGACAATCTGAATTCGGTCGATTGCCTTGCCCGTTTCCCCTGCAAAGGTATCAGAACTGCCGCCCGTGTCCTTCTTGTTCTCCATCCATGAGAGATAATCGGACGAGCCTATCGTGCGGACACGATATCTGATAGTATGCTTGCCCGCAAAGAGCGTCACCTTGTCGATATTTCCGTTAGAAAGCTGATGAGTCTGCACAGCAACGGTATCACCGTTAATGAAAACTCGAATCCCCTTAATTGGCTGACCGTCTATGCCTGCGTAGTCCTCAAGGTTACGCACAGCAGGCAGCCAACCCGAAGTATCGGTAAAAACCTGGTACTTGACATCGGGTGTCGCCTTTGTTGTGGCTGACTTGTTATCGGTTGTTTTTGTATTCGTGTTATTGACGATTTTGTTTGTCGGCTTTCCGAAGTCACCATAATAGTAATTCGCATCGACCTCGCCCTTGATACCGTCGACCTGCGCCGTACCGTACTGCCAGATAAGGTACTCGCCGCTGTATGCGCAGAAGCTGTTCCAGTGAGCGACCCAGCGAGTGTACTCCTTGATCTCGGTCAGATAGCTGTTCCACCACGAAAGCGCCGAGTACACGCCCGGAGTAAATCCTGCCGCTTTCAGGCCATTGCAAACGACACGACAAGCTCTCGGAGCAAAGGTCTCACTTCCACCCTCTTCGACATCGATAAAAATAGGGAGCTCGAACCTATGCCCTTTTACAAGTCGGAGAATATGAGCAAGCTCAGACTTAGCCTGAACTTCGGTAGTAGCATAGCTGTAGAGATATACACCATGTGGGATACCGAGCCTCTCACACTCGGAGAGATTTCTCGCAAATTGTGTATCGTCCTGTACCGGAAGATCATCACCGTAGCCGCAGCGGATAATTGCCCCGGCGATCTTGTCCTTAACCTTATCCCAATTGATAGTGCCCTGATGCTGAGAAACATCTATCACGAATTTTCCGTTCTTCATATCTGTCTTTACTCCCTTTTTGCCGTCATCATACTGCGGTCTGATAATTGCGATTATGCTGCTGTAGTAGCGAGTCATTTTGAGAACATAGCCGCCGTTTGTGTAATTGTAGGTAGCCGTGTTGCCCTCGATTGTTTCGTATGTGCCGTTTCCGTTGCGAGAAATGATAAAACCTACATGATCTGCAACGCCGTCACCGTTCCAGTCAAATAAAACGATATCGCCGCACTGACCTTCGCTTGTCGGAACAATAAGCCCCTTCTCCCTGCCCCACTGATGGACAGTCGGACAGTACGCCGTTTTCTTGCCGCCATAAAAGAGATCCGACGCGCCGCACTCGTTGAAGATACACCAGATAAAGGCACAACACCAGGGGTACGAATTTCCGGCGACGTGCTTTCCGTAGTAGCGATCATTGAAGATGACTTCGTTTGTACCACCGTCGTATGTATAAAGATACGATAGCGCCTTATCAATTATCGTCTTTGCTGTCACTGTTTCTTCCTCCTTGTAGTTGTTGTCTTTTTTGTCTCGTTCTGTTTCTCATCGCCGCCCCTGTTCTTTATCTGCTTAAGCACCTTTTTGAGCTGTTCGGGAATCGGCAGACCGAGAATAGCGGCGTTCTCCAATATCGATAATCCCTCGTTGGAGATATAGAAAAAACAGACAGCGGCTCTGAGCACACTGCCTGTTCCGATCACATCTACATCGACGATATTTGCTATACCGACAAGGAGAAATATCAATACCTTTCGAGAGATACCCTTAAAGCCTATCTCGCTCGAAAGGTCGTGATTCACGATAGCGCACATTACTCCCGTGATGTAGTCTATCACGATAAAAGCGATAAGTGCATAGAGCAAACCATCACACCCTCCTAAAAACCAGCCGATAAAGCCGCCGATTGCCGCAAAAGAAATCTGATTTGTTGTCCATAAAGCTCTCATAAAAATCCCCCTTTACGTTTTACATTCAAGGCAAAAATGACTGCCGCTGATAAATGTCCTGTTGTCAAGCTTAATCTTGCCGAACCTGCCCGACTCGGACATGATCTTTTTAAACAGATGCTCCGCTGTGACCTGCTTCGCATAGGACGAAGCGTTGTACATAACTGTCTGATTACCGTCATTGCCTATGGTCTGAGTACAGCCTCTTTGCATTTC